CCCTACCCCTCCCGTTGTGGCGCCTGTCGTTGCCGATCCTCTGGCGACGCCTGCGACGCCGGCAGCCCCCGAGCCGGCGAAGCCGGGCGATGTGGTGGCGGAGCCGGCGGCGAAGGTGGAGCCGCAGACCCCGGCCGAACCGACCGCGGATGATCACAAGGCGTTCTACGAGCGCCTCCTGAAAAACCCCATCAAAGCCAATGGCAAGCAGATCCAGCTGCAGTCTCCCGAGGAGGCCGAGCAGCTGATCAAGATGGGGCTCAACTACACGAAGAAGATGCAGGCTTGGCAACCGCGCATGCGTGTAGTTACGATGTTGGAGAACAACAACCTCTTGGATGAGGGCAAGCTCGCCCACTTGATTGATCTAAGCAAGGGCGATCCGGCAGCAATCCAGAAGTTGTTGGTTGACAGCAAGTTCGACCCGATGACGGTCGACGCTGACAAAGCCGCAAGCTACAAGCCCGGAAACCACCAAGTTTCCGACCAGGAAATGCGCTTCAACGCAGCAATGGATGATCTCGAGTCATCCGAAACTGGCGTGCAGCTCATCACCGAAGTCGCGAAGCAGTGGGACGAGCAGAGCCGGCAGGCTGTGTACCAGGATCCTTCGATCCTCCACGTGATCAACGAGCAGAAGGCCATCGGCCTGTACGCACGAATCACCGGCGAGATGGATCGCTTGAAGACCCTGGGTCACCTACAGGGTGTTCCGTTCCTGCAGGCGTACCGAGCGGTGGGCGACATGCTCAACGATCGCGGACTCCTCAAGCCGGAGCCCCAGAAGCAACCCGAAGCCCAGGAACCTGTCGAGACCCGAGTTGCCACGCCGGCACCGCAGGTCACGAACAGCGACAAGGCCAAGGCAGCTTCCCCGACGAAGGCAACACCTGCAGCACCGAAGGTGGAAACGAATTATCTGGATCTCCCAGACGATGAGTTCCTCAAGAAGATGCAGGGTCGGCTGTAAGTCACGTCCTTCTAGCCACTCCCCCACTACCGCACAGGTGCAACAATGACGATGCAGTACAACGCGCCTCCGGGCACGCCCTCCTCGATCGGCCCCCAGTCGGTCACCCATTTCCACATCAAGAAGGCTCTGGTCACCGCGCGCCAGGAGCAGTTTTTCACCCAGCTCGCTGACGTGAAGAACATGCCGAAGAACTTCGGCAAGACCATGAAGATCTTCGAGTACATCCCGCTGCTCGACTCGCGCAACGTCAACGACCAGGGCCTCGACGCCGCTGGTGCCAGCTATGCCAACGGCAACCTGTACGGTTCCTCGAAGGACATCGGCACCATCACCGCCAAGCTCCCGCTCCTGTCGGAAACCGGCGGCCGCGTGAACCGCGTCGGCTTCACCCGTATCGAGCGCGAAGGCTCGATCATCAAGCTCGGCTTCTTCACCGAGTTCACCCAGGAACAGCTGGACTTCGACTCGGATGACGGCCTGTTCGGTCACATCTCCGAAGAGCTGGTCAAGGGTGCGGTCGAGATCTCCGAAGACTTGCTGCAGAAGGATCTGATCCTGTCGGCCGGCGTGGTGCTGTATGCCGGTGCCGCGACCAGCAACGTCACCGTCACCGCGGAAGGCGCGGGTGCAGCGATCGTCGACTATGACGACCTGATGCGCCTGTCGACCATGCTCGACGACAACCGCACGCCGAAGGCGACCAAGGTCATCACGGGTTCGCGCAACATCGATACCCGCACGATCTCCGCCGGCCGCGTGATGTACATCGGCTCCGAGCTGAAGTCGATGGTCGAGAAGATGGTCGACCCGTTCAACAACCAGGCGTTCATCGCGGTCCAGAAGTACGCGGACGCGGGCAACGTGCTGGTCGGCGAAATCGGTTCGCTCTACGACTTCCGCATCGTCGTGGTCCCCGAGATGCTGAGCTGGGCGGGCGCCGGTGCAGCGGTTGGCACGAACCCGGGTTACCGCGCAACTGCCGGCAACTACGACGTGTTCCCGATGCTGGTGGTTGGTTCGGAGGCGTTCTCCACGATCGGCTTCCAGACCGACGGCAAGGTGGTCAAGTTCAAGATCACCACCAAGATGCCTGGTGAAGCCACCGCGGATCGCAACGATCCGTACGGCGAGACCGGCTTCAGCTCCATCAAGTGGTACTACGGCACCCTCGTGTACCGCCCGGAGCGCATCGCGGTCGTCAAGTCGGTCGCGCGGATGTAAGTTGGACCCGTCCAACTACCCCGGACGGACCGTGTAACAATGGAGGGGCTGGCAACAGCCCCTCTTTTTTTCAACAACCGGATACCACAACAATGACCCCGAACGAACTCGATTTGCTGAAGGCCCGTGCTGACCAGATGGGGATCTCCTACAAATCCAACATCGGTCTCGAAACCCTCCGCGCCAAGATCCAGGCCAAGCTCGACGGCGTGACCGACCCGACCGATGACGACCACGATGGCATCCCCGATGCTGCCGAGAAGAACCCGCCGGCCAAGCGCGTCAAGACCAAGGCCGAAGCGGAACAGGAAATTCGCGACGCCCAGAACCGTGACCAGCTGGCATTGGTCCGCGTGCGTATCAACTGCCTCAATCCGATGAAGGCCGCGCTGCAGGGCGAAATTGTGACCGTGGCCAACAAGTTCGTGGGCACCGTGCGCAAGTTCATCCCGTTCGGCGAAGCCACGGACAACGGCTACCACGTGCCGCTGATCCTGCTCAACGAGCTGAAGTCGCGCAAGTTCAACTCGGTCAAGACCAAGAAGGGCATCAACGGCTCGATCGACATCACCCAGCGCCTGGTTCCGGAATTCGCGATCGAGGAACTCGAGCCGCTGACGATGGAAGAGCTCGACAAGTTGGCCGCGTCCCAGATGGCGTCTGCGGGGCTCTAAGCCCCGCGGTACCCATTGATCACCTGACCTACATCACCATCGGAGACGCCAGTGTCGCGGACGATTCCTGAAATTGCAGCAGACGCCAATACGCTGTTCGACGCGTTGACGGCTGACCTCAACATCAACCTGGATCTCCCGGCTGTCCTGTTGCCGACAGACTTCGACCTCCCGCCGGAAACCGGCGGTGCGTACGAAGAGCTGCCCGCGCTGACGGTTGCAGAGCTGACGACCGCTGCGGTCGATGGCACTGGCGTCTTCGATGTGCTGATGCGTTCGGTCAACTCCCAGTTGGCCGAGCAGTTCAAGGCCCAGCGGATCACCGGCGGTGATTACGCCAAGGTCTATGCCAGCTCGGTGGGCTCGGTGCTGCAGATCAGCACCCAGTTCCTAATGGGCAAAGACCAGGCTCGCCTGGCCAACCTGCAGTTGCAGGAAACGATCAAGCTGACCCAAGCCCAGCGCGTGCGCGCGTTGGCAGACATCATCATCGCCCGCGGCCAGATTCAGCAGCTCGCGTTCGGTACCGCCAAGATGGAACTCGAGGCTCACACCGCCGAGAACCAGTACGCCCTCTCGAAGATGGCCTTGGTCGACGGTTACAACCAGAGCCTGATCACCGAAGCCAACGTCCAGTTGACCGGCGAGCAGGTGGAAGTGCAGCGTGCGCAGACCCGTGACACCCACCTCGATGGCACGCCGATCGCTGGTCTCCTCGGTAAGCAGAAGGCCCTGGTGGACGCGCAGGTCCTCACCCAGCACGAAGAGCTGGATACGGCGCGCGCGAGCACGAAGGAAACCCTGCTCGATGGATCCCCGGTTGGCGGCCTGGTCGCCCTGGAGAAGTCGATCAAGGAAGCGACCATGGTCCACATGGAGCAGCAGGGTCTGCTCGTGAAGGAACAGGTCGAGGCGACCCACGCCCAGACTGCAGACCTGATGACCGACGGCGTCACCCCGATTGCGGGCCTCCTGGCTCTCGAGAAGGAAATGAAGCTGTCCCAGCAGAAGCTGATCGAGGAGCAGTACGAAGGTGCCCGTGCGCAGGTCCGCGACACGCTGAGCACCGGTGTCCCGGTCGCCGGCATGATGGGCATCGACAAGCTGATCAAGCTGGCGCAGAAGCTGCTCACCGAAGAACAGGTCGACAGCGCACGCGCCACGACCAAGGACACCCTGCAGGCAGGTGGTCCGATCACCGGTATCGCCGCGGCCGAGAAGGCACTCAAGACCGCGCAGAAGACCTACGTCCTCGAGCAGTACGAAACCCAGCGTGGCCAGACCCGCGGCACGCTGTCGACGGGTGAAACGGTGGTTGGCCTGGTCGGTGTCCAGACCCGCCTCTACGAGCAGCAGATCATCTCGTACAAGCGCGATGCCGAGTCGAAGGGCATCAAGATGATGCTCGACACCTGGACCGCGCGAAAGACGATCGACGAAGGTGTGGCAGTGCCGAGCGTGATCGACACGCCGGCGATCAACACGGCGATGGCGCCGTACCTCGCCAACCTCGAGCTGACCTAAAGGAGCCCGGGACCCGGTTGACCCCGGGTCCCAAACTGCATGGGACTCTTCAGCGGCAAGACCAAGATCTACGTCTCCTCGGTGGTCTACCCACTGGGCGAGGACGACGACGCCAGCGACAACAAGATCGACTACCTGAAGTACACGGTCCTCAACGCCACCATGCAGGGGCGTCCGATCGCGGAGTCGATCAGCAACGGCTACCTCAAGGGCCAGGGCATGTCCCTGCGCAACGTCTTTGGTTACGCGCGCGACCACTACACCGATGGTGTGCCGGTCTCCGCCGCGAAGTACCTCGATGCACCCAACCGTGATGAACTCACGGCAGTGCTTCAGCCCAAGCACCCCGGCAGCACGCTCGACTACCTGACCGTGGTGGTCGGGACTGCAGACTTCGAGTGGTTCGCCGAGCAGTACCTGGCCAAGGAATACGGCTACGACCGCACCTCGGGTGAGTTCGAGCGGCCGCCCAGTGGCGTCGATGCCGACGCGGCGATCGCCTATGACCTCGAGACCGACGGCACCATCCGCATCCTGCTGATGAATGCCGACGCCACCACCACAGTGGTGAGCTTCCGGCCGACCGAATACGTGCAGATGGCGGACTTCGTTCACTGCGCCTACCAGGCTGTGCAGGTGTTCGACTCCGGCATCGTCACCACCACGCGCGCCGCGGAACCAGGTGAGGTTGATCACGTCAGTATTGTGACCAGCATCATCGAGCGCGCGGGTGAGGTGCAGACCACGACTACCCGGACCACGGTCGATGTCACTGGTTCCGACGCTGTGGTCAAGGTCTCCAAGATCACAGAAGTGCGCACCCGCCCGCAGTATTTTCTATACCAGCTGGGCAAGGGCACCTACCCGACGCTCGATGCCTGGGTGCACAGTGAGGACCTGGTGGCGCCGTACTACCCGGCGATCCCGCTGCGCGTGGACAGCACCGACATCACCGACGAAGCGCACCAGGAGACGGACCTCTACAAGACCAGCAAGAAGCTGCTCAACCGGCTCGGCCTGAAGATCGATGACCTGTCGGAGAGCCTCAACGACAACGAAGGCGTCAAGGACATCGACTTCGCGTTCGTGGTGTTCGGGGTCAAGCTCAATACCAAGAGCCAGGACGGCAAGCGCTACCTGTTCCGGTACTTCGAATACCTGCGCGGCATCACCTCAGCGGACACCACCAAGGCCTCGCACACGGCCTGGGCCGCTGGTGCTGGCGCCACTCCGCCGCCGATGAACATCGTCGAGATCTACTCGGAGAAGAACCGGGACAAGAACTACGACATCAAGCTGCAGTGGGACTACATCAACACCGAGATCAAGAGCGGTGAAGCGTTCCCGGGTGCGCGCAAGGGCGACGTCGACATCAGCATGGACGGCACTCGGACCGAGTTCCAGTTCCTGACCCTGGGCCTGACGCTGGACAGCAGCAAGCTGTATGCCCGGCGCCAGATCGACGAAGACACGTACGAGGAGCTCGAGGTCTCGGGCTTCTACTACGAGAACTTCATCTACAAGGGCAAGTCGGTCAGCATCAGCGCGTACGACGCGTTCCACGATGACGACATCGAAGGCTTCATTGTCCCGTTGAACCAGCAGGTCCTGCGGGCGCTGTCGCTGCGCGACCTCACCGACCTGGCCTATCACTGCTGCCACATGGTGATGAACTGCTACCAGGTGGTGAAGCAGAAGTGGTACCAGACCGGAATCTTCCGGGTAATCCTCTTCATCATCGCGGTGATCCTCTGCTACTTCTTCCCGCCCGCCGGCGTGGCCATGCTGTCGACCCTGATCGCCACGGTGGTGGTGGTCAGCGTGATCATCGCCATGATCATTGCCTCGATCATCTACGTGCTGGCCATGATGATCGTGGCCAACATCCTGATGCGGCTCGCGGTGCAGGTGTTCGGCGAGAAGTGGGGCCCGATCATCGGCACCATCCTGATGCTGGTGGCCGGCAACTGGGGCAGCATCGGGACCACGGCTTCGACCGCGGCATCGACGGGTATCACCGCGATGCAGGTCATCCAGGCCACCACTGCAGTGCTCAACCTGTATGGCCAATACGCCAACTGGCAGACCGCGCAGGTGGCCAAGGACATCACCAAACTCAACGAAGAGTACGAGAAGAAATTCGACGAGCTGGAGGAAATGACCGAGAAGATGTTGGGCACCAACACGGACCTGCTCGACATCCAGGGCATGACCGATGCGACCTACCGGCACTACTTCGAGCCCATGGATGCGTTCCTGACCCGGACCCTGATCACCGGCGGCGACGTCTGTGACATCACCCTGGATCAGATCTCCAACTTCGCAGGCCTTGGTCTACAGCTACCCACCAATGGATAATGGGGACGACCCCCGAGGATTGACGCTATGAACCCTCCCGCATACGACTGGCAAGGCAATATGGGCAATTACGGTCAGCCTGCTGCCGGCTTCGGTAACGGGCTGGGCAGCTCTCCCTTCGGAAGCTGGTTTCAGCCCCAGCAGATGCAGACCGCGCAGATGCCGATGGCTGCCGCCGCCCCGGTGATGCCGACCGGCACCGACCTCAGCAACCTGTCGATGGGCTCGTTCGCGCCGTCGGGCATGGACACCCAGTACGCCAGTGGCACCTTCGATGCTCCGCAGACCGCGGCGCCTGCCGGCGGAAGCGGTGGTGGCATGGGCGCCTGGTTTGGCAACGGCCAGAACCTCGGTGCCTTGGCCCAAGGCTTCGGCGCATTGACCAGTGCCTGGCTCGGCTACCAGAACCTGCGCGTGGCCAAGGACCAGCTCGGCTTCCAGAAGGACGCGTTCAACAAGAACTACAAGAGCCAGACCCAGAGCTACAACACGTCGCTCGAGGATCGGATCCGCGGCCGCACGGCGGACTACGCCGGCAAAGAGCAGGATGTTCAGTCCTACCTCGACAAGAACAAGCTGGGAGGCTAAGACATGGCACAGCTCACCTGGCGCAACGTCGACGCGCCGCAGTTGTCGACCCGGGACCTGACGCTTGCAGGCGGTCAGATCACCAATTCGTTCGATCGCCTGGGCATGGCGCTCAACAGCTGGCAGACCGGCAAGGAAAATGCAGCAGTCGACGACGAGCTGGGCAAGTACCTCGGCATCGGCGATCCGGATCAACTGCAGGCGGCGATGGCCGGCTACAAGGGTCCGTACGCCAAGCGCGTACTGGGTGAGCTCAACAACCTACTGAGCACGCGCCTGGCCCAGCGTACCGATCGACTCCAGGGCGACAAGGCCCAGGAAGAGGTCTACAACACGCAGGCCGACGCCGTCGATCTTTCCGGCGCGCTGGTGGCGGAACACAGCGGTGACCAGGCCAAGATCGATGAGGCACTGGCGCAGGTGCGTGCCCTCGGCACCATCGGTGAGCGTGCTCTCGGTCGCCGTTCGGACAAGCTCTATGGCGCCTACGACGGTGGTGGCGACGATCGCCGCGAGTCCGCACGTGATGGCGTGACCGCCCTGCACTACCGCAACGCTGACCAGAACGACAGCATCCGTGCACGTGCGGCGGCTGCAGAGTCTGGTGCCCGGATTGCCGCGATCAACGAAGAGCGCGCCAATGCGGCACTGGGTCGCAAGGCCTACAGCGATGCCCAGTCCATGATCCAGTCGTTGCCAGCGGGTACGTCCACGCAGGACACCATGCTGGACCTGATGCACAAGGGCTACTTCAAGGACAAGCCGCAGGCCTATGCCAGTGCGTTTGCCGCCGCGATGGGCGACAAGAACTTCGGCCGCGATGCGCAGCTGACTCCGACCACGGCGCAGCTGGAAACCGCGACGGCGTTGCCGGGCAGTGGTGCGATGCTGGTTGCGCCGAAGGATGTGCTGACCGGGTTGACCGGTGCCAAGACGCTGGCCAACGTGGTCGAGACCCGTCGGGTGAACCGCCTCAATGCGGAAAACCCGGACATGATGGTGGTCAACAGCATCGCCAAGTTCAAGGACGCCGGCGCTGACGACACCCGAGCCGCGTTCGAGAAGCGTGGTATCTCCGGCGACGACATGGAAGCTCTGCGTGTACAGAAGGGCTTCGGCTACCCGGAGATGATGGCGATCCTCGAGAACGGCAATGTCCGCGATGCGGATTTCTGGTCAAAGCGCAACTGGAAGAGCGGCGGTGCGTTCGAGTATTTCCACGGCGGCGACAAGGCGGCGACCGAACAAGCCGATCGCCTGGATGCCGCGCTGCGCAACGAAGGCCAGCAGGCCAAGTTCAATGCCGACCTGGCCGCTCGGACCGCGCCGACGCAGAAGCTGACCACCCAGCTCGACAACCTGGGTGCCACCATCCAGCGCAAGCGCGCGCGCGGCGAGGACATCTCGACGGAATACGTCCAGTACCAGGCGCTGCAGCGTCAGCTGAAGCTGATTGATGAGGGCTCGCGCTGACGCGCTCGTTCCTTATCTACTCTCCTCCAACTATCATGGGAGCGGTTCGCCGCTCCCTTTCTTTTGGACGCCCACATGCCTGATTACTCCGCTCCCTTTTCCTGGACTCCGCCGGGCCTGGTCGATGACAAGCTGGCGACGGTCGAACTGAAGGGAGCCGAGAAGAAGCATGCCCTGGCCGAGAGCGCCGCACTGCGGGAGCAACTGGCTCGGGAGCAGGCGTCCTACGAGGCCGCGCGCCGCGAAGCGCTGCTGACGGCCCCGCGCATGACCGTGCAGTTGGGCGAAGACGCCCAGCTCGGCATGAGCCAGATGATGGATTCGATGGGTACCGGTGCGGTGGCCCTGACCTCGAAGGTCGTTGGCCCGCTTGGCGAAGAGGTGATCAACAGCATCCCGCGGATCACCACAATCGGTGAGGACCACCACCTCACGGCTGGTGACCTGCTGCGTGGCAGCTTCCGCCGGAACCAGGCCCGCCAACTCGAGAAGAGCGGCGTTAGCCAGGCCCACGCTGAGAAGGTGGCCGCTGAAGATGCTGCCTCGAGCGCCGCGCACGCGTCGATCGCTGCTGAACTGGAAGCCCGCGGTCTGTCGCCGGCGATCACCCAGCCACTGCGGGTGGGCCAGGATGTCGCCAGCTCGTTGGGTCATGTGGCCAACGATCCGACCGTCCTCTTCGATGAGGCGGTCTCCAGCATTCCGACCCTGGCGCTCGGTCCGATGGGCCGCCTGGGTGCCGGTGCCGAAGCGGTGGAACTGCTGGCCGGGCAGCTGGCCAAGAAGGAAGGCGTCAAGGTCGTCTCCGACACCCTGCGCAAGGAAGCCGGCGAGATCCTCAGCAAGCGCGGCATGGCTCTGGGTACCGGCTTGAGCGAAGGCGCGGGTGCCTATAGCGACGCCGCCGGCGCCATTGCCAATGCACCGATCGAGCAGCTGGCACAGAAGTATCCGGACGTGGCCAAGGATCTCGAGGCCGGCGTCCCGGAAGAAGTCATCCGCGATCGCCTGCAGACCAAGGTCGGTGCGATGGCAGCGGTGGCCACTGGTGTTGCCGCGGCGGGTCTGGGCCATGCCCTGCCCGAGTTCAACATGCGGCCCCTCGGTGAGGGTGTCGGCAGCGTGGCGCGCGCAGGTGAGCGGGTGACCCACAACCTCACGGGTGCCGTGGGTGAGTTCGCCGAAGAAGGTCTGCAGAGTGGCTCCGGTGCCCTGGCGGGCAACCTGGCGCGCGCCGCGGCCGGTGAGGAAGACGTGGACCTCGGTGCTGGCGTCGGTGACCAGATGGCGCACGGAGCGCTGTCGGGCCTGGCTCTGGCCAGCCACACCTCGCTGCCCAGCACGATTGGCAACATGGGTGTCGCCGCCGGCGGTGCCGTAGTCGACAAGGCCGTGACCGCGGTGAAGTCGCGCATCGATGCGGTCAAGGCCGACATGCAGGCGCCAGTGGAAGCGCAGCGCACGCGCGAGACCGCGCGCCGGGATGCTGTCGCGGATGAAGTGGGTGCCGAGTTGCAGTCGCCGGCGGTGGCCGACTCCAACGTACTGGACCCGGAACTCAAGGCGAAGTTTGGCGACCTGACCCAGGCCGGCGCATTGAGCCGCGTGGTCGAGGCCATGGAAACCGAGACCGATGAGGGCAAGGCCCAACAGCTCCTGTTGTTCGGTGCCAAGACCCAGCGCGAGTTGCGCACCCAGCAGGCTTCCCTGGCTCAGGCCGCGGCCGAAGAGTCCGATCCCGAGAAGAAGCAGCACCTCGAGTCGCTGCAGGTGGCGATCCACGAGCTGGTGAACAACGACGCCATCGTTGCCTTCGAGAAGAAGCTGCAGGACGTGGATCCCGCGCTGATCCAGCAGGCGTTCGACGACCTGCCAGCGGAGATCGATACCGGTGATGCCGTCGGCAATCCCAAGGTGATGCAGTCGCTGGAGTTCCTGCGTGAGGTGATGCACGCCGCACCGGACAAGATCACGACGGCCCAGGCTGAGCGTCTCGAGCCCATGTTCCAGAACCTGGGTCAGGACGGCGGCACGCCGGCGACCGAGCAGGACATGGCCCAGCTCCAGCTGGTCAAGAACATCGGTGCCGTGATCGAGCAGCACGCCGCAGCGGGTGTGCAGATCAAGCAGCAGTTCCCGAACAGCAAGACCTCCAACGAGGTCCGCAACGAGATCCTCGACAAGGGCTTCGAGACCGGCGAAGGGCGCATGCCCTCGCTGCGCGAACACATTCGCGACATCTCGCAGGCGGTGGCCGCCGGCAACATGGGCCAGGCCACGGTGCTGATGGACAAGCTGGCGAAGTTCGCCTCGGACTTCCACGCGCGTGCACGCGCATTCGATGACACCGCCAAGCAGGCGCTGGACGAAGGTCGCCGCGGCGAGTTCCTGGAAGTGAAGGGGGCTCGGACGCTGGACAAGGTCGGCGCGCTGAGCAAGAAGAACTACCAGCTGAAGCTCAACGATGAGCGCAGCCGCGAGACCATCGACCACGTGTTCGCGGACAGCAACTTGGTCAATGGCGTGTACAACACGCTGGCGCAGCAGTTCCCGGAGATCGGGTTTGCTGTCGATGGGGCGGTGGACCAGGTGCCGACGTGGACCAAGCACACGCCGGCCAAGATCAGTGCACCGGCTCCGGCTGCTCCAGCGCCGTCAGCCGGTCCGGATACCAGCACCACGTCTCAGGCTCCGGCGGAGGCGCCTGCGGATGCAGTGCCCGCTCGTGCAGCCACAACAAGTGCTTCTGAGCCGGCGTCAACACCGGCTGCCGATCCAGCAGAGGTAGTTCCAGTCGCATCGTCATCCGACGAAAGTTCCGACACGGCACCGAAAGATGACGTGAAGGTGGAGATCCCGGCACCGGCGATCGACTTTGCCGACCAGACCAACCGAGTCCCGGCCAAGGAGCTGAAGGCGGTCCTGGACATGCCGGAAGCCGACTACCTGGCCGCGGTGAACCCGGAGGCCAAGGTCACCGAGGTCCCGAGCGACGAGACCATCGATGCCGAGCTGGATGACATCGAGCCGGGCTCACGCGCAGTGGAAGTGGGCAAGCATGGCGACGTCACGCTGATGGCGGACGGCAACTTCCTCTACGCGGTGAAGGGCGACCAGACCGTGGGTTTGCTGGCCCATGCCGAAGACGGCAGCCAGCTGTACGTGCACAGCGATGCGCGGGGCACCGGCCTGGGCAAGGCGATGATGCGCGAGCTGCTGATCCGCAAGCCGCTGGCCATGACCAATGGCCTCAGCGAAGCGGCGCAGAAGACGCGGCTGTCGGTGTTGCGGGACCTGCGCGAGGAGTTGAACCCGACCATGGGTGCGCGCTTCCCGACGCTGGGTGACCTCGAGGAGACCACGCCGGAAGCCTTGGCCGAGAAGCACATCGCCTCGGCGAAGCTGCAGGCCAAGTTCCCGAAGCGGATCATGCCGCTGCTCACCCCGGCAACCGAAGCGCTGCGCGCCACCAACCAGTGGCTGAAGGCGTTCTCGGTGAACCGGGCGCACCGCGGCTTGATGAGCCAGGGTGGCCTGGCNGTCGCCGAAGAGCGGATCAACCAGGTNCCGGACCTGCTGGACATNGAGCGCCAGGCGCTGGGCACGATCACCCAGAANCTNGTCCCGGGCATCGTGAAGTTCCTGGATCGGCAGTTGCAGGCGTTCGTCGCCAAGGATCCGCGCGCGCTGGGCAAGGACAGCTCGCTCTGGCACTTCGAGGACAAGCTGAGCCTGCAGGTGACCAACTACGGTCGCGTGCCGGAAGGCGGCAAGCTGGCCTATGACCCGACCGTCGCCGAGGGTCTCGCCCTGGCCTCGAGCCTGTGGGTGATGGAAGCGATCAACCGCGCCTACCCGAGCGACGACAAGTACATCGCCCAGTTCCTCGGCAAGTCCGAAGACCAGGTGCTGCCGGCGGAGCGCGCGGTGTTCCAGGAAGGCCAGATCCAGGATGCGTTCGTGACGGAGCTCGCCCGTTACCTGCCGTCGGTGTTGGGCCTGACCACCAACCTCGATGCCCCGGGCACCTCGACCGATGGCATTCCGCAGGCACTCGCGGCGGACGTGATCAACGTCCTGTTGGATCAAGGCGACTTGATCCAACGAGAACACTTCACCGTTAAGGACAGCGATGGCGTCCCGCGGATGGTGACCAAGGCCGAAGCCATGGCGGCGAAAAAGGCCGGCGAGAACATCGGGACGTTCTTCACCCTGAGCTTCGATCGCAGCAAGGACAGCTCGATGCTGCAGCTGCGCAAGGACCTGGGCCCGAGCGGCGTGCGCGCCCTGTCGAGCATCCTGGATCCAGACCGCGAGCAAGAGTGGCAGATCGGTGAGCCGCGCAAGTCGACCGAGAAGAAGATCCGCGGTTCCGACCAGAACACCAGTCCGGACCAGAAGCAGATCCTCGACAACCAGAACGCCGTGGGCTTCTACCGCAACACGCAGTTCGTCAACCTGCTGATGAAGCTGGGCAAGGACCAGGCGCTGGAGCTGTTCGGCTACCAGGAAGTGGACCTCGAGCAGCTCAATGCGGTCGATGCAGTCCGCGTGGACGGCATCAACAAGGGCCTGGCCCGCTCGTGGGATGCGCTGGTCGACTGGAACGCCTACCTCGAGCGGCAGGCAACGGCGCGCGATGTCGCTCCGGAGTCGCTGCCGACGCACTTCACGCACTACCTGACCTCGAACAACCGCGTAATGATGGAAGGCGCCGTCAACCCGCAGAGTAACAAGCTGCTACGTGAGGCGATGGTGGCCACCCGATCGACCATGGAACTCGGCAATGCCGAGCATGAGATCGCGCTGCGCTTGATGGTCGGCCAGGCCCTGGGCCTGAAGATCGAGAATGCCGCCAACCATGCGCTGATCGCCGAGGAAGTCGAAGCGCGCATGGCCGAAGGTGGTGACCTGCATGAGGTCTGGACGGCGATGGCGCAGGAGGATTTCGACTCCGGCACGCTGATGAACTTCATGCGCCAGGCTGGCTTCGCTGCAGACGGTAGTGCGGCGAAAGCCTTCCATGCGCTGCAGGCGTGGGCCACGTATGACCGCGCGCGCATCGAGGGTGTCGCCACGGTCGAGATCCACCTGGCCTTCGAGCAGGACGGCAAGACCGACGGCCCGGCCAATGCCATGGCGCAACTGGGCTTGCACGACATCAGCGAGACCCTGTTCGACAACCTGGATCGCAGTGGCTACCTGTTGAACCGCGAGCGCACCGCACTGGGTGACGTCGCCGGCGAGATGGGTGACCTCTACGGGGCGGTGGCCAACGGCACGCAGGAGCGCTTCCGCAATCTGCTGGCCGAGCTCAGTCGCCGTTACCTGGCTCCGAACTTGCCCGAAGCGGCGCGTTTTGTGGCCGAGGCACAGGGGCGTGGTCTCGCCGGCGCGGCGCGGATCTTCGGTCGCTTGGGTTCGATCAAGGGCCTGACCGAGGACAGCACCCAGGGCAATGACCTGATGGCGGCGCTGTTCACCCGCAACTTCGCCAAGCAGCCAGTGACGTCGACCGGCTACTCCGGTGGCGTGCGTGCGATCGCCGGTGCCCTGAGCAAGCAGGTGCAGGAGCACTTCTACGAAGAGCTGTCGAAGGCGCTCGCCAATGGCGACACGATCTCCGAGCAGCTGGCGGCGAACATCAATGCGCTGATCACCACCGAGCTGTTCTGGTCCAAGGCCAGCAACGGCAAGCGGTACCTCAATGCGCGCACGGTCGGTAAGCCAATCGACTTCAGTGATCGCGAGGCGTACCTCAAGCTGGAACTGAAGCCGTACCAGGTGCGGGCGATGAACTCGCACTTGCGCGAAGGCATGGCCAAGTTGCTGCGCGCGAGCATCAAGGAGCAGATGGATTCCACGCTCGAGGGTATGGACAAGGTGGTGACCACCGCACAGGTGCAGACCATCGTCCTGCAGCACGAGTTCGAGAAGGCCTACCAGGCGAAGCTCGCCGAGCTGATCGCCGCCGGCGAGTTGCTGCCAGAGCAGTCGCTGTCGCGGAGCCAGGAAAAGGAACTGCTGCAGGGACTCAAGTCGCTCGCCCCGATCACCCAGTTCCTGACCACGGCCGATGTCGGTGACCGTTCAGTCGGCCTCAACATGGCGCAGGTCGATCGCGGCACCGTGGTCGAGGATGCCCACGGCAAGCGCAAGGTGGCCTCGATCGCAGGTGGCCTGAGCACGGGCGTCTCGCGGATGGGCTTCCAGCCTCCGGGCGTGCGCGCCGCGGCGCTGACGGTGATCTCCGCCGGCGACGCCACGATGATGGCCAACTACTTCGGCGCGATGAAGCGCCAGGCGCTCAATGTCTGGGACGGCCTGGAAGTGGGCCTGTCGAATCTGTTCGCCTCCGGCTCCGAGATCAACAAGGCGGTGTACGACGCATGGCAGTTCGATCTGCTGGGCGGCATCAATGCGCAGTTCAAGGAATCGCTGCCGGCCCTCCAGGCGGCCATTGCTGCCGATGAGGATCTCGAGCGCAAGCTCGAGCGGGAATTCAAGATCGCCGATGAGGATACGGTGGCGGAATTCCTCGAGCGCTACGCGGCCAAGCTCGAGCAGATGGCCGAGGAGACCCGCCTCACCAAGGAAGTGCTGAGCGAGATGGGGCTGTCGATCGACCACATGGCCGGCGCCCGCCAGCCGTTCGTCAAGGACGGTGTGATCGTGCCGCGCGAAGCGCTGGTTGCGTACGTGCTGGAACAAGTCCAGCTCAAGCGCAAGAAGAGCGAAGTCGAGCACATCGTGTCGGCACCTGACGTGGCGTGGCACTCCAGTGACCGCGCAGTGACCAGCCGCGAAAACAAAGCCAGCGTGGTGGCCCTGATGGATGCGCGCCTGGCCGCCAGCGGCAACAAGGTGCAGCGCTTCGTCTGGAACCAGATCAAGCCCTTGCTCGCCGACAACCTGGTGGTCCACCACGGCGACGCGACGACGATGCTGGCCAAGATGCGCGAGGTGTTCCCGGACGCCAAGCTGCCGAACAGCATGCCGGCGGGTGCGTACCTGCAGAACCACGTGTTCGTGACCAACAACAGCACCGAGACGCTGTTGCATGAGCTCATCCACGCGACGGTCACCAGCCTGATCGATCGGGCCTATGCCGATGGCAAGGGCCTGACTGTGCACCAGAAGCAAGCGGTGCAGGCTCTCGAGACGCTGGCCAGTGAATTCCTGGGCCTGGATCTCGAAGCCATGGATCCATTGACCGCGACCTCGGTGCAGAACGCGCAGCACGCGGTCGAAGATCTGCTCGATCGCAACGACGTCGCCGGCGCGGTCAACGAGTTCCTGGCTTGGTCGCTGAGCAGTCGTGAGATCGCGCTGCAGTTGCAGGTGACCAAGGCTCCGACCGGCGTGATCGCCCTGGCCAAGAAAGTCCTGGCCCAGGTGCGCAAGCTGCTCGGGCTGCCGAACAACGAGACCATGGAGAGCTTCCTCGAGCAGACCCTGGGTCAGTTCGTGCGCCTGACGCGCGTCGGTACCCAGTTGGAGGACC